GCACGACCTGACTCGTTGAGTCAAAGTCATGCGGGACAGCATCGCGTTAGTCCTCATCGGCTGCTTGACGGCAGTCGCAATCGTACTTGTCCAAGAAGGAAAAGTACAAACACGAAAAGAGATTCGCAATGAACCTCCGAGAGTCGAAGAAGGAGCGTCGGCTTAGAGCCGCAGCTCAGAACCGTCAGCGCTTCCAGAAAGTGTTGATGATTCTCCTTACTAGTTCGGTACCGCGCTCGAGCGAATTCGACAGGCTCCGAGGTTTCGTAAGAAACTTCGATCTGAAGAGAATGCACGAGTGGGCTGAGAGTGCTTCTGCAGTTGCATATAGCACCGCCGCTGAGCATTTTGCGGCGAATCAGCTAGCAGCACTGATCCTCAAGGCACCGTTTGGATGGAAAGATTTCGGCTTCGAGATGAACCCTCGTGAGAGGGCGATCGAGAAGTTCGATGGCGCTGAAGAGCGTTGTCGGAAGACGAACAATCGTTTTCGAGTCGTCTACCAACGTATGATGAATCCCTCCCTCGGCTACGAGCAATCGTGGTTCGATCGCAAGGTCTTCGAGATGAGAGAATTCATACGGCGAGTTCTAGGCGAAAGCCCGGACTTGTCCAAAGTCTTTGAGCAGGCTGGCTATGGGCCCGGCGCAAACGTAGGGGTGCACGGTAATGCTACCAACATCTTCAGAAAGTTCTTTACTGAGAGTTGGTCCGTGACCCCATGTTGCGTTCCATACGCGAAAGGTGCATTGCTGCACAACTTCTCTCTCTTCGAGGCGCTCTGTGAAGAGCGCAACGGAATCGTGTGCTACGACCGGGAGGTCGCTGCGAAACGATTTGAGGAGAAGCTCCGTATGGTGACTAGTAATAGCGTCAGCTTTGTACCCAAGACGGCAAAGACCGAGAGGTCGATCGCTGTCGAACCGTTGCTGAACTCGTTCGTGCAGAAGGGCATTGACTCAGAAATGAGACAAAAGCTCCGACGCTTCGGGTACAACTTAGAGGATCAAGGAAGAAATTCCGAGATGGCTCGAGTTGGTTCCGAGGACGGGTCGTTGTTCACTCTCGACTTGTCGAGTGCGAGCGACACAGTCAGCACCATGCTTTGCAAGGTGCTACTGCCGCCAGAGTGGTATGACCTCCTTAACAGGGTCAGATCACCCGCGTACACCCTATCTGGAAAGGTTAATACCTACCAGAAGTTCGCGTCAATGGGC